CCTGGGATGTCATAGCTGGCATTCTGCAGGAAATGGACGATGACGTTGAAACAGTGAGGTGGTCTGTGATGGGGTATTGTCGAAAGATCCTGTTAGGATCTGGAAAAAAGGGGAAGGCTAGAGCAGCTCTTATCATTGAGGAATTCAGTGATAATTTGTATGATTCAAAATCTGCGGGATTGGCTGTTCGGTGTTGGAATATATTTTCTGGGGAATGACTACAAAGATTTTCGACTTGCTGGTGTACAATAGATCGGAAGGAAAAGGAAATGAGTGAACTTCATTTAAGAACTGACATTGATCCGTTGAATCTTCATAAAGAACTTGAAGATCAGGCAACAATGTTCCACGATTGGGCAAAGGCTGCTGCAGAGTCAAATAAAGAGTACCAGCAGGCAAAGTCTGGTGTTGATTTGGTTTACGCTGAAGTTGAGAAATTAGCCCGGCAAAGTCCAGAAGAATTCGGCATAGGTAAAGTCACTGAATCAACAATCAAGAGTGCTGTCATGGCTTCTCTTGATTATCAGGATGCCGTAGAACGACGGGATGCTGCCCGTTATGAGTATGAAATGCATCAGGCAGCAGTAAATGCTCTTGAGCATAAAAAACGTGCTTTGACATTACTCGTCGAGTTGTGGGTGCGGGATTACTATTCTGAAGTAACATCAAAACCACATGAACCATCAACAATGGATGATGAGTCGAGATCGGAGGTGCGGTCACGAGGACGCCGTCGTAAAGAAAAAAAGGAGATGATAGAGGATGAGCCCTAGTGTGTTTTTAGATTGGTCCGTTGCTGATGTTCTTTTTTTCGTTGGGTTTTTGTGGATAATCATTCCTATCGGAGCATTTCAGATAACCAGGGCCAGTTTTGGTGGGTACTACTCAGCAAGAAAAGAATACGTCAACGAGTTGCATAAAGTTTTTGAAGGCAACCCATTAATTAAAAATTTGAAAGGACAAAACGGCAGTGAGCAAAGCTAAAGCAAAAGAACGAAGGAAAAAGAGATCACTGGCACGCCGTCGGGCAGAAACGCACAAGAGTGGGTTTTCTACGACATCCATCAGAATCCCTGATGGAATGAAGTTCTGGAAATACAGTGATGTGAACAGAATTTCAATCATTCCCTATGTCGCCGGAAAGGGAAATCCGGAATGTGATCCTGGGGATTTGTATTACGAGAGAACCTATTGGGTTTATCGTAATGTCGGAATCGAAGAAAAGACTTACATTTGTTCCCATAAGACATTTGGTAAGCCAGACTTCATCAAGGAAGAGTTGGCCCGCATCACTGAAAACTCGACAGCATCTACTGAGCAGGAAAAGGAAGAGCTGAAGAAAACCATCAAAGCTCTGTCGCCAAAGGAAAGGCAACTGTTTTTGATCTATGATCATGACAACCCATCAGACGGCTTGCAGTTATGGGATTTCAGTTACCATCAATTCGGCAAGTTGTTGGATGACCGGATCGACAAGTCGGAAGAGGAGGATGGCTGGGATCTGTTCTACTTTGCTGATGAAGATGGAATGATCCTTCGGTTGACTATGTCGGAGAATAAACCATATGGTTTCTCTGCCTCAGCCATCGACTTTTCTCCTCGCCGGGATCCGCTTCCGGATGATATTGTGAATCATGGCGTTTGCCTTGATGATTTGCTTGTCGAGACTTCCTACGAGGAATTGAAGAATATCTATCTTGGTGTTCCGTTGGATGAAAGAGGTGGTGGGGAATCTTCGGATAAGGGTCGTGGAAGAAAGGCCAAAAAGGAGGAGCCTGAAAACGACGACGAACCTGATGATGATACTGAAACGGAACCGGAATTGGAAGAAAAGCCAAAGCCAAAACCGAAACCGAAAAAAGAAAAGAAAGCTGAACCGGTTGCCGAAGATTATGGTATTGAAAAAGACAGTCGGGTGAAGTATAAATCACAAGAATGGACTGTTGTGAAAGTCAGCGGGGATGGAACTTCGTTGACGTTGATGTCTGATGATGACGAAATCGAGAAGGCTATTGGCCCTGACGAAGTCGTGGTTGTTGGTGATCAGGATGATGAAGCCCAGCCTCCATTCGATGGAAATGATGAGGATGATTCTGACACCAAGGAAGGTGGGGGAGATGAATGGGATGAAGACTGGGATTAATGAGCGGGTTGTGTGATGGATCGGTAGCGGGCTGGTTACCTGCTGTTTCGGGCCGATTCGTCGCCTTTCGGGGCCAGTGGGGTCGGTGGTTTTTGATTTTTCCTTCCACCGGCCTCACTGGTATATATTTATGTCAAACATTGACACAATTAAAGCAGAGTTAAGTAAAAAGATGGTGACGAAATCTATCTTTGAAAAAGAGGATATGCTGAGCACTGGCATCACACTGCTCAACTTAGCATTGACCGGGACTCCCTATGGCGGGCTTGTCAAAGGGATGTACTACTTCCTCGTTGGAGATTCATCATCAGGTAAGTCATTCCTCAGTAGAATGATCCTTGCTGAAGCCACACTCAATAAACATTTTGATGACTATAAATTGGTTTATGATGATGTGGAACGTGGCGTTTTGATGGATACTGCGAAATACTTTGGTCAAAAATTGGCGGATCGAATTGAACCACCTGCATTCGACGAAGACGGAGATCCGATATATAGTGACACTGTCGAAGACTTTTACTTCAATGCACATGACCGTTTGATTAGTAATGATCCGTGCATTTGGATTGAAGACAGTATGGATGGCCTGTCCAGTGATTATGAGGGCAAGAAATTTGATGAGAAGAAAACAGCAAACCGAAAAGGAACACAAGCCAAAGGTGATTATGGGGATGGTAAGGCGAAGATCAACTCCTCTGGCATGAGGCAGGTAGTTTCCTTGCTTCGGGATACCGGGAGCATCATGGTGGTGGTCAATCAGACTCGTGATAACATCAATGCTGGTTTATTTGAGAGCAAAAAAACACGTTCAGGTGGCAAGGCATTGACGTTTTATGCCATGTCCGAAATGTGGATGTCGGTTGGCAATAAAATTGACAGAACTGTTCGCGGAACAAAACGAAAAATCGGAACAGAAGTCCTGATTCGAATTAAGAAAAATCGTGGAACGGGCAGGGATCGACTGGTAAGGGTTCCTATTTATTACAGTGTGGGTTTTGATGATGTTGAAGCAAATGTCAATTTTTTACTGGAAGAAGGGTATTGGAAACCCGGTGCTCAAATCAATGCGAAGGATTTTGATTTCAAGGGGAGAAAGGAACAACTTGTTCAGCACATAAACAGCAATGACCTAGAACCGGATCTTGTGCAATTAGTTACTGATGTCTGGAAAGAAATTGAGGAGAAATGTGAGGTAGTTCGTAAACCAAAGTATTCTTAAAGGGAGGCGATTTCAATGTTAGTTCTTTCACGGAAGAGGAATGAGAGTGTTGTCATCAATGAAAACATCGTGATTACAATTGTCGAGATTCGCGGGGATAAGGTTCGGTTGGGTATTCAGGCACCGAAAGAAGTGCCAGTGCATCGTGAAGAGGTGCATCAAGCTATTATGGAACAAGAGAAGAGCATCAATGGCTGACATTCTTTTGTTTGATGTCAATTACTTAGCCCACCGGTCGTGGCACACCACCGGTGGGCTTGAGTATCAGGGCATTCCTACTGGTGTTGCCTATGGTGTTCTGCACACCATTCTTGAATTAGTCAATCTCCATGACGCCAAATTTTCTGTAATGGCGTTCGATGACAGGGGGAAAAGCCTACGCCGGGAAATTTATCCAAACTATAAAAAGACTCGCTATTCAAAGGAACTGTCGCCGGAAGAATTGGATGCAGTTAAGTTGCTGCATGATCAGGTAGATTCCTTGAAGGATGAGTACTTGCCTGGAATGGGATTCAAAAATAATTTCCGAGTTGCCGGGTACGAAGGAGATGACATAATAGCGGAGGCGGTTAATCGTATTCCGGAAAGCAAAACAGCGATTATTGTTTCCTCAGATCAGGATATGTATCAGTGCATTCGCAATAATGTGATGCATTTCAATCCTACAACAAAGGCATGCATTAATATTGACGTATTCCGCAAGACTTGGGGTATAGAGCCGTGCCAATGGCCTTCGGTAAAAGCCTTGGCGGGTTGTAAATCGGACGACGTGGCCGGTATACGGGGCGTAGGTGAGGTCACGGCGGCAAGGTATCTGTCTGGAGAGTTGACGAAGGGCAAGAAATACGAAGATATTCAAAAAAATATCGGGTTGATGCATAAAAATTTGCCTATCGTTGAACTACCATTCCCTGGGATAAGGGTTCCTCCGATTAAAAAAGATGATGTAACTGAAAAGAAAATTCGGAAAGTTCATGAAGCCTTGGGAATCAGAACAAGCCGTCGTTCGTCGAGGGCTGCAAAAAAGGATAAATTGATTAAGCAAGGATTTGATGTATGAGTGGCAATGTTGAAATCCTTGCCTTGGATCTCGCCCTGAAAACCGGGTGGGCTCATTCTGACGGACCATCCGGTATGCAGGATTTCAAAAAGAGACGTGGTGAATCTCCTGGCATGCTTTGGTTGAATTACAAGGCATGGCTTCGTTGGGTTTTGGAGATGTCGCACACGGATGTTATTGCTTACGAGCAGGCACATCATAGGGGAGGTCATGCCACTAAACTGGCCTACGGTTTTATTTCATGTACTGAAGAAATTGCTGCGGATAAAGGGATCGAAATAACTACCCGCCATTCAGCATCTATAAAAAACCATGCCTTGAAGAACACTAAGGGAAAACGAAGCAAAGCCAGGATGATACAGGCGGCGGAAAACAAGTGGCCTGGGATAGAAATTATAGATGACAATCACGCAGATGCTTTGTGGCTGTTGGATCTTGTTCAAACAGAATTGGGGATGGCATGACGGAAGATCAAATTGAAATTATAGTTAAGCAATTTGATGAAATTATTAAGGCTGTCAATCTACTCAACGAAAGCGTTCATGATTTATGGTT